AGGTTCCGGGGTTGAGTATGTAGAATTTAACGCTAAACACCGTAAGCAAGGTGCCCTAGTTACTCAACAACAAGAAGAACTCGATTACCTGAAAAAAGGCCATGCTGTCTTAACTAATTTAGTTACTGGTTTGTCTCCTGTAGCTAAGAAAGTTGTTCAAACTACAGAGACTCCTGTAGCTGATTCTGTGCAATCAAAAGAAGTCCCAGTACAAACGAATGCATCAACTGGAGAAATTGCTCCTGTTGCTTCTGAGGCTTCGGCAGAACGTCCCAACGTAACAACTCTAAATACTGAGTTATCTCAGATGTCTGACGAAGAATTAAATAACAAAGCAGATGAGTTACTTAATAAAGATGCTATGTCAGAAGTTGATCGGGGTGACCTCGCTGCAGTTAATGATGAGTTAGATAAACGTGCATCTGCTTCTGAAACACAAAAACAAACTACAGAACCTACTTTCATTGATCGTTTGCCTGACTTACACGATTATGCAAATGAACTGGTAGATGGGCGTTCTCGTTTGTCTAATGAACGTTTAAAAGAAGAAGCTGCCTATCGTGAAGAACAAGCAGCCAAAGAAGCAGCTAAAAAGAAAGGCGCTGCTCCATATGTACCACCACGTAATGCAGGTGAAAATACGCAATGGCGTAGTTTACTCAAACCAATTGAGAATCCAGAAACATCCGCTGATATATTACAGAACCCAATCAAACGTTATTTCACAGCAAACAAAGAAGCTGCTGTGCATAAGCTGATTCCTGTTTTACAGAAGTCGTTTAAGGAAGCTTATGCTGAATTAAGTCAAGGTATTGACCCAACTAATACGTCAGCACTGAAAGCATTGAAAGTTTATATTGCTGAGATTCAGGATATGGCTGAGGCATTTGAAAAGAATCTGAATGCAAAAGCTAGTCTACCTTTAGATGGTAAAACTACTTTACGCGCTTCTGTATTATCTCGTTTGAATCGCCCAATGAATAACTTTAGAACTGCGGAAGGTAAGATCACTCCTGAAATTATCTATGCAATGGCAATTGCTGGTACTCATTGGTTTAACTCTCAAGGTGTTCGCCTAAACCATTCAACAGAATCCCAAGTAGCTTCTGTACTTGGCATAGACGAGAAGATGGTTACTTATGCTCAGATGAATGTATTTCAAGGAAGAGGCGTACCACGAGATCGTCTGACTTCTGAATTAGGTAAAGCCGTTCTTCAGGCAGTTGGTTTGAAAAGCGGTAAAGATACTCCAATGGCTTTAGACTCAGCAATCACTTCTAACTTAGGAATGGAAGTGCTTACTCAGTTATTTAATGAAGGTAAATTAGAAGTTAGTAATATTAGTAATACTGTAAAACAAGACCTTGCTGATAATGGTTATACATCAGAAAGTAAGCCTTGGCTATCAGATGCTGATATTCAAAAAGCAGCGAATAAAACTGGGTACACAACATTCATTCGTTTGAGTGATGAAGTCTATGAAACCATTGAAGATACTAAATATCTTCGTGAACAATCTCGTGTTTTAGAGTCTATATTCAAAACGCCTAAAAACGAACGTCACGTTAATATTAATACTCCGGGTAGCGTATCTGCTCGTATTAATAATGTGACTAAAGCACCACCAGCTTTTGTGAATAAAGCTAAAGCAATGGCGGCAGTGCCTTATAAGATTGATCAAGTATTCGATTCTTTCTTAACTGGATTAGGTGACTCATTGAAGTTTGTCCTTGGGTATGCCCCATTAGATGACACTCTTCACTATACAGATCGATTGAAAGTAGCAGGTAAAAATAAATCTATTCAGGATTCTCTTGATCGTTTAGCAATGACCAAAGAGGCATTACGTCAATCAGAGAATGGATTGGATTCAGCTATTCATTACAACTATGGTTTTACGTCTATGGGGCGTATGGTAATTCGTTCTGATGAATTGAACCCACATATGCATAAATTGCATCGTCATATCGCACCTGTAGCTGACGCGTTTACTACGTTTACTCCAGCGACCGATATGAATACTGATGCTGGTTTATTAATGCACGCTGCGATTGCTCAGGGGTTAGGATTTAAAACAGATCGCTACTCGCTACAAAATGCTGTTGATTATGTGCAAGCATTCTACAGAGACAAAGCTGAAATCGTAAATGAAGCAGTTAAGGTGCTTCAAGGTGAGACTGCTAATACCAGCTTATTCTCCTCTGTTGTTGACGATGCTGCTGGCTTAAAAGCATTAATGACTCTTGCTCAAATCAAGATCGGTAAGCCATTCCAAACCAGTATTACTTATGAAGTAGATGGTTTGGCTAATGGTACTTCAGTTTCTGTGATTCAGTATGGTTTATCGATTACCAAGAAAGGACAGTTAACCGCTCACACAGTAGAAAATTTAGCTCGTGCTGGTTTCCATACTAAAGCAGGGATGACCAATGCTAATTATCGTGCATTACATAAAGGAATGGATGCTTATGAAAAAGTAGCTAAGTTAGGGGAAACTGAATTTAAAAAATTACCTAAAGAATTACGTGAGTTAATTAAGTATGTTCCTTTTAATCCTTGGGAACGTTCTAACGCTAAACCAATTGTAAATACCGCCAACTACGGTGCTGGCGATCAGGCATTAAAAAATGTGTTTCTGAGAGACACAGTTACCTACTACGAACGTGAAATTTATAATGCTCGTTTAGCTGGGGATACTAAAACAGAAAAAACTTTATTAGAAAATTTGCATAAATTATTTGATGTTGGGGCACAAGAAGGCAGCTTATTTAATATCAAAGAAGGCAAAGAGTTTAGTGTTCTTAAAGATGGAGAATCTCCAGCAGAGCTGCGTTTATCTCAATCTTCTATTACTCTTCTTGAGAAAGCATTAAGTGCTGCTTTTGGTGAGCCTTACGTAACAGCGTATGAAAAGATTTTTGGTGCTCAACGTGCTCGTATGTCGGCAATGATTAAGGCACACAATCTGATTGCTGAAGCTTATAACAGCAAATCCATGAAAGAGATTAAAGGAAGTAATTCTTTATATGGCCCGTCTTTAAACGATATTCATGAACACATTAAAATCACCAAAGAGATATTTCCTTCTTTTGGTTTTTCAGATAGTACCAATGTGTTTGATGGTATGTCAGCAGTTACTATTACTAATGATACTAATTCTGGTTTGTCTGGTGACATTCGTGCCATGACTAAACCAACTGGTGAAGGTAATAAGTTTGGTTTAACTCAAACACGCTGGCATTCCTCCCCTACACTGACTTGGGGTGCTGCTGCGGCAGCTCCTTTGTTCACGGTATATCTGAATGACGCAATGACCATGAAAGACACAGATACTGCTTTAAAAGGCGTTATGGTGTGGGATGCTTTATATCTTGGTTTGAATAACATGCGTGAAGGTGGGCATGAACTAAACACTAAAGTTGTAGAAGCGGCAAAGAAGAATAATGCGTTATTCTCTATTTATAAAAAAATGAATACAAAAGCATTTTCTTCTTATTTAGCTAGTGTGACTGGTATCCATAAAGACACTAAAGCCGAGGTATTAAAAAACCTCGATAATGCCTATGCAGAAGTGAAAGCTGCTCGTGATATTGGTTTTGAAAATATTCATGCTGCTACTCAGTTTATTGTCCCCGATCAGACAACTGAAATTGTGACTCCTAGAGAGTTTGCTCAAGCTACTTACACTGCTCAGACACAATGGCAAGATTCTGTTCGTCATGTGCCAGTAGCGTTAAATACTATTACTAAAGAGTTTAGCCAAGCTTTCCCTAAATCAAATGCAGCTACTGTGCTGGCTGCAGTACTATTGGATTTAGCAGGGAATACCAAGATTCATATCATGGATCGGAACTCTCCAGACTACTTGGGTAAAGGGGATGGCTACTATGATCGTAAAACAAATACGGTGGTTATCGCTGATGACTTAACCCCAGAGCAAACCAATGAAACAGCAATGCATGAACTGGTTCACTCAGTCACTTCAGACGCATTGTTTGATAAGAACCCTAGTCCTAGTGTCCTGAAAGCTAAAAACGCTGTAAAACAGGCTTATGCTGCGGTAATGGCTGATGAAAAATCCAAAGGATTAATGGAATCTTTACTCTCCCCTTATGGTGAGTTAAGTGAAGATGCACGATTAGCTGAATTTATGTCACTGGCTTTAACTGATAAAGGTATGCAACAAATCTTATCTTTCATGCGTGTAGCAAAAGAAGATAAAGTTTTACGTGCTGCTTCATGGAAAGGCCGTGAATTGATGTCTCGTTTACTTGAGAAGGTAAGCCAATTCCTAAATACCGTTTTCGGGCTGACTCCAACTAAATTACCGACAGATACCCTATTCTCTGCTTTGATTGGTTTGAGCTACCAACTCAAACAAACAGGCAAGAAGGTAGATTTAGTTACAGAAGACGATTCAATTATTCAAGATCACATTCGTGATATGAATATGCGTGATGTACTGGAAGCGTTGCCTGCAGGCACTAATACACAAGAACATCAAACTTACCTATCTAACTGGGTTAATGAAGTGCAGCGTGTATTGGGCAATACTCATTCAAATGCTCAACTAAACCAAGACAGTACTGATGCTGATTTATATGAAGAGTTGAACTTAGATAAGCATCTGGCAACCTCATTTGAATTAGCTGGTTTACAAATGAGTGCTCAGGAAAAGTTAGCTTATGAGTTAACCCATGTTGCTTTGACTGAGACATTATCCAACAGTATTGGGGTACGTAATACTGCGCGTGATTTATACAAAAACGCGAAATCGATTATTCGTATCGATTCTTTTATTCCTAAAGGGCTGACCCCAAATACTCAAGAATATCTGGATGCTGCAAACCAGTCTGCTGCTTTGTATGCGGCGATTTTCAAACAGACTAGTTCTGTGAAAACACAGAAAGATCTGGCGTATCTACCACATCAAATTGAAGAGTCAAAGAGTCAGTACCTTGAAGATTTTATGTCTCTGGCTTTGACCAATGAGCAAGTACGAAACGTATTAGCAAGCCACTCAATCAAACCAGAAAAAATCAAAGTGTTTAAAGGTAACCCTTTAGATATGTTGGTTCATATTGGTCAAATTGCTTTGCGAAGTCTTAATAATTTTTTACTTAATCAGTCAGGCGAATTTAACAATCGTGTTACAAATTTAGGTTTAAAACTGGTAGATTTAGAAACCAGACATAAACATAAATTAGTGACCGCTATTGCTATGGGGGTGGGTGCTTACACTAGAACTCTGAACTCGCTGGCAGGGCAAACTAAGAATATCGTTGGTTTGGCGCTTGAGAAATCTGGGTTATTGCAAGCACCAAAAGCTACAGTAAGAATGGGCACTTTTTTATTGTTGAGTGTCATGAATGAGCAGGCAGCTAAGAAATTAGCAATGACTACCAAGATCATTCATGATGAATTTGCATCAGGTAAACAAGGTTTATTCTCTAGCCTATTTACTGAATCACAGGGGGTAACTGAAGACAACCAAAAAATTGTAGCGTTACACACACTGAATAATAAGCTGATTGATGAGGAATCAAATGCTATTCGTGCAACGACACAGAACGTACTAAAACATAGTTTTGCTCGTTCATTAACGGAGAAAGAGAATCATGGATTGTACTCTTTACTCAAAGCTGACGTTGTTTCTTTAATTGAAGAAGGACATACCCTCGATGACCTTAGACGCTATCTTACCGATAACGCCGTTATTATCGATACTATTCATGGTCTTGCTAACCAAGTTGGGCAATTAGGGTTAGGTAAGTTCTCTGGATACTATCAACGCATGTCTGAGAACATGGGTTATATGATGGCAACTGGTGTTGCACCAGAATTTGGTACAGTGCTAAATACTCGGTTCATCGCTGAACGTTTAACTCCGGGGGTAAAACAGGCAACCAAACAAGAAGCAGATAAGGTTCAACCTTTGGTTGAACAAATGGCTTCACTGTACGCCTTGTTTTATACCCAGCAAGACTTGAAAACTGAGACTGCAAATCTGATTACTTCAGAGGGAGCAACCCCAAGTCGTACCAGTGGGGTACAGATTTTTCTGGATGCGCACCAAGCTTATAAGAAAGAAGCTCATCAAGCATTATTTGATGGTAATGAATATTTGATTACCAAAGGGTATGTCAAAGATACCTTTGATCCCAACCGTAGCATTATGATGGGAACTGCCGCAGATATTCCTGAATTCAAAAAATCAGGGTACAAGCCAATTAGTAAATTATCTTCTGGTTTGCTGTTGTTTATGACCGATCAGAACTATTTACCTGCTTACAATCAAGGTGCTTTATCGACTGCAGGACTGAAGGCTAAAGGTACTGACCTACGAGCAATCTCTGCTGCAAAAGGTAATCCTTTAAGTAAGGTTGGTTTGCGTGACCAAGTAGATCGATTAAACCAACAACATACTGGTTTATTGGCACCAAGGAAAAATCGTATTACTCCTGCTCAAATTGGTGAACATGCCTTGGTGCCTGTATTAAACAGTGTGGGCGCAATTGTAAACTACCGTTACATGATGTCAGAACAAACCAAAACGAAAGTTCTGAATAAGATGAACGACGGTATCATGGCGGTTTCTAACTTAGCAGCAAGCACTGTGGTTAAGACCAATACCGCTAAAGTAAATGCTATGGTAGTAGATGAATTAGCGAACATGTGGAACAAAGATAAATTCACTGATCAAGCTAAATTCTATGTATCAATTTCTGAGCAATCAATTGACCCCGAATTACGTGAAGCTTATTTGTTGTTACCTAAGGCAACTCGTATGCAAATCAAAGATGCCTTTGGGGGCTCTCTAATGGTACGTAGAGACCTTGTGTTGATGACTCTGGGTTCTCGTACCCCAACAGCGGCAAATGCTTGGAATGGGGATAGTAGAATGAATAAAGCATTAGCTTGGCTGATTCGTGGCGCAATGGATGGTTTGTTTAAAGGGAGAGGCAAACTAAAAGCTCAACAATTGGAATCCACCATACAGGCTCTGATGAAAGAAGCGAAATTTACTACGGTTGTAAAATCAGGAGTAGTTCAGGCGGGTAACATTGTCTCAAATACTTGGCAGCTTATGATGCATGGGGTAGACCCGATTACTGCAGTAAAAGATCAATATCGTGGTATGGAAGCGGGACAGCACTATATCAAGAACACTGCACGTATTCGTGAACTACGTCTATTACTGGATTTAGAATCCAACAGAATGCATCTGGCGAAGTACCAGAATGAGTTAGTTGAGTTGGAAGCTGAACAAGCAGCTAGTCCAATCAAACCATTAGTGGATGAAGGTTTGATGACTTCATTTATTGAAGACTTGTCAGCAGATACTTTGGCTGATCAATACAGCAAGCGAAACAAGTGGGTAACCAAAGTAGAGAATTGGAAAGAGAAACAAGCCAAACCAGTTCAATCATTCTTGGATTTTGTGACTGCGGGTCGAAAGACTGAATATACACAAACCATGTTAGATATTACTCGTTATGGCGATTTAGGTGCTCGATACGCTTTATACCAACACCTGAAGAAAGCGGAACCACAAATGAGTGAGAAGCAGCGTATCATGACGTTAAGTAATGAGTTCGTGAACTATGACTTACCAACTCACCCAACTATGCAATATTTAGATAGTGTTGGGTTGTTATGGTTCCCTCGTTATTACATTCGTATGCAACGTCCGATCTTTAATATGATTCAGAAAAACCCAGCTATGTATTTAACTGAGTTGTTATCTGAACAAGTATTTACGGATATGGATACCCCAATGGATAACGGTATGTTAATGAAGCACCCATGGGATAAGTTCACTTTATTTGGGCCTATTACATCAGCGCCGTTCTTGTTACCAGCGGTGAATGCAGTAGATTAATAGAAAAAAACCGCCTATGTATCTGGCGGTTTTTTACTTTTTTGATGGTCTCTGTAGGCCCATAGAATGCAGTAAAACACTGACACTCCTATGACTAAAGGTTTCCATATTAGCCATAAAAGAATAGCCAGTATTGCACCTATAAAGGCGATACCGGCTTCTTTCATTATTCAGCGTCCTTTTTAGGTTTTGCAAATAAAGGATTACGTCTACGTGGAGTAATTACTTCTTCCTGCTCAGGTTCTGGATCTGTAGTAGGAATGGTTGTTTCTTCTTCAGGGATTGATTCTGCAGGTTCTAATGCTGCATCTTCAAAGGGAAGTTCCTCTTCCTGTACTTCTTTAGCAATTTCCGGCTCAGGCTCTTCTTCTTTAACAGGTGTAGGTTTAGAAGCTCGTTTTACATCTTCAGTAGGAGTTGGTGTAGAAGCAGAGACTAAACCAGCAACTAACTGCACATCCACTTCTGCTGTGAACCCGTTAGTTCCACGGCCTGCAGTCAAAGTGATTGCATCAGCATCTAACGTTTCTGGTTTGGTGCCTAGAATACCAGAGATGTAAGAAACGATGGCTAAACGAATTTCTGGCTCTTTCAATGTTAATAACATAACTATTTCCTTGTGAGTTAAAAAAGCCCGAACTTGTCGGGCTATTCAGTATAATGAAGATTATTACTTTTTGTTAAACAGAGATGGTTTACGTTCACCGCCTGCTGGTGCTGGCTTGCTTCCGGTTGTTCCACCTTGAACGCCTTTAGCTTTATTTGGGATTTGATCTTTGAATTTTTCAATCCAAGACTGCATGAATACGCCACCTTCAATACCGTCCATTGCTTCTTTCAGAGTCTGATCAGTTTCAGCATGGAAGAATTTAACGCATTCATTTTCTTCTTTGGTTTCGCCATTAGGATGATATTTACCATCATCCCCTTTCTTAGTGACATCTACGATTTGACGTAAGACGGCAATTTTGACTTGTTTATCCAGTAGGTCAACAAAGACTTCACGAGTCTGAGGGACTTCTTTCTTCAGATCGTTATCCCAAATCTTAACGATCTTGTCTTCAGTGACTGCATCTTCTAATGGACATTCTGCTACCAACTGCATCAAGGCATCGATAGCTAAATAGCCCATCATCATGTAATTCTTTCCGTCTTTGGTGTAGAAGTTTTCACCTTGTTTATTGGTAAGATACTGTGTGTAACGTAATTGCTTACCATCAATTTCAAACGATAAGAATGCACCTAAAGAACCCCCAGATGACTTATCTAAGTAAGCACCTTTGATGGTGGCTAAATATACACCAGAATTAAACAGTTGTTGCCCACCTAAACGATCATCTTCAACAGTCTGTTCTATCTTGTTGGTGCCTTTAATACCTTTCAGTAAACCCATGATTTTCCCTTACTCAGAGTAGTGTTCGTGAATACGTTTTAAAACAAGTGAGACATCATTATCAATGAAAGTCTCATTTCTTGCCCACATGCCTTCTGGCGCTCGGATACGTTCATTAACCGTATCTTTAGTGAGTCTGGTTTGGAATACATACTTGAATCCAATATCTTCATCATCTTCGGTGATGGTGAGTAGGGCATTCTTGTATTTTTCCAAATCTTTTAACTTCACCTTCTTCGTTGAAATAACTACAGAGAAATCCTTTATGTTCATTATCAAACGCAACTTTGATAATCGAGCTTTTAACTCAGCTATACATTTCTGTATAGAGCAGACTATATCATCATCCATTTTCATGGAGCCTCCCGCTTCCCTAAATCGTTTATTTCAAAACGAACCGCCATTAGCTTGCGTGGTATGCCTAATCCAGTTAGGACTTATTAGTCGTTGAAGTTTCATTGTGGTTTAGTAATTCCATGGTTTTCATGAAAACCTAATTCAATTCTTGTTTACTAATATGCACAATGCTTACCTGCTGATTATCATGCCAAGGTAGGATACCTACTTCAGTTTAGACTTCCCAGCAATTCAAGAGGTTTGCAAAGCTACTTACGCAGCTATGGCGCTATTTTCTAACGCTTCTACACCTTGATTCTTCAATGCACCTTTAACAGGTACTTTGTTTTCCATCACCATTTGTTCTTCGTTGTATGAAGCCAAAGTATGAGCTAAGAAAATTACATTAACTTTTGCTTTAGCTACTTTGTCTTGCATCAACGTCTTGAAGAATTGCTGATAACCTCCCCAAGCACTTCGTCCATCTGCTGCCGGAATAACATAGACACTTTCATACATATCCATCAGGAATGATAATGAATCGATTACGATAGCATCATAATCATCTGGGTTAGCTTCAACATGGTCGAATGCTTCCAGTACCTGATATGGGTCAGTAATTACAAAGGACACAAATTTGTTGGGGAATGGTAATTTCTTACCCGCTTCGCAGTTGAGGTACATGACTCTTTCATGTGGTTTCAGGTTTTTAAGACTTCTGGATTTACCAGTTGTGCTTACTCCTGAAATTAGAATGAGGTTGTCATTTACCATGATTTCATCACTCATGAGTTCTCCTTGTTTTGGGTAACAGGGTGGAAACCACCCCTTATGGATTATCTCGTTTAACGATTGCTTTAGATGCAGTAATTAAGATAGTGGCTTCAATTTCTTTGTCAGTTAATTTATCCGCCATTTTGTTGTTGAGAGATTTCACCTTATCTTCAACATCCCCAATATCAGCACCCATATCCACCAACAACAGGGCATATTTAACTAACTGGTTTGAACGGTTACCCAAACCAGTATTTTCAATGAACCAACGTTCCAGATTATCTAAATGACTCAAGTCAGATAACTGGCGTTTGTATTCTTCGTTCTTACTGGTTTTAGGAATAAACGGTAAGACATCCAGAAGCTCTCCTTCGTGATAGATGAAGTCTCCTTGATGAGTTAGCCATTTACGTGCTCGTTGTCCTGTTTGTGAATCTGCAGAGGCTCCCAGAGGGAAATACTCATAAAGATTACGCATGAACTCCGCATAATCCTTAGCATCCAGTTTTAGGACATAGTTAGTTGGAATGACCACACGGAATCGATTTTCTTCCGGTGTGTGTCGTTTGGTGGTGTAGATGTGATAGGTGTATTTCTCCAATAACAGTTTTGCTGTTTCTAGTGAACACTCTCCATCAATATCTAAAACAACCATATTGAAGCCAGCTAAGGCTTCATCTTCTACTCGGTGACCATTATCAAAATGGTGGTTAACCCAATGAAGATTAGGTTGTTGGGTTAGTGTTTCTAGCTCATTGAACGGGGCAAGTACGTTCTCGTAGTTATAAGCTTGATGATCAGAATAGGATAGAATCATTTCATTCAGATTAGTCACTTTTAATGACTCACCCCGGAGGAATTCAATTCCTTCCATGTATGACCGCTGAATAATGATATTGTTCTTGTAGCCCCATGCAGTAGCTAATCGCAGCATTTCTTTACGGTTTGAATCTGATCCTTTGAAGAATGGTAAGTCTTCCACTAAATCAGCGTGAGTGACTTCCTCATCACACTCAGCAATGTATTTAGCCAGTTTCACATATGGGCGTTCACGAGTCATGATTTCATGCAATGCCTGCCCAGAATCTTCTACTAACTTAATTGCTGCTTCCAGATGCTCTAAGGTGATCTCTGCTGACATATCAGCAAAAGCGTAAGCACCAGCTAATTTCATGGTTTTGAAATAACGGTGAATTAACTCAGCTTTCTTAATATCTTCATACTCAGAAAGTTCATTGGCTCGTTTCTCGCACCAAATCTGATATTCGATTAAGGCAAGGGTAACGTCTTTGGAGATAACTAACGTCTTATTAGCATGTTCTGGTTTAGCTAATAAACTGAAATGGCCGTAACATGCTTCCAAGATGTCATCTTTACTGAAATTCATTACAGTATCCAGACGTTCTTGTGGCGTCATGTCATAAGGTTTGTTTACTGATCGAGCATAGCCAAATAAGCATCGACGACCGTAACCTGAATCCAATGTCATTAAGAAATCGTCTTCAGTTTTGCCGCCATCTAATAGTTTAATTGGTGTACCAAACATCAACAGGTTACATGGAGTACGTCCATCGATGTGCTCATTACGTTTGCTCTCAGCAGTATTCTTAACCAGTTTTGGTTTTATCTTACCTACATCATACAACTCAAGAAATGTATCAATGATTTCCTTGGCACCTAAAAAGTTAGAGCCAATCTCATCGATTTCTGAGTTTACTGAACCTAAGTTAGCCATTAATAATTTATGGCGTAACTGCTTAATTGCAGGGGCAGTACCAGAATCAAAACTAAATAATAAAGCTCCTGTGTTTTCAAATTCTTTTTTTATGAGTTCAACTTCTTCGGCTTCATCAGTTTGTTTTCTGATTGCACGTTTGGCAGCTAATTTATACAGAGATTCTTCTGCCAGCATTGGAAATGTTTCTTCCAGAAAAGTCTCTTTAAATCCCGCAATCAAATTATCTTCAATGATGTTGATAGAGTGGCCTTTACCAAAACCAGATACAGCTAAATTGATTACATAAACATTGACTGGGATTGGACCACGGTCAAGTGTTTGAATACTACAACGCATCATACTGGCTACTTTGGCTAAGTAGTAAGACAGCATAAGACGGAAGATTTTTGGGTTAAAGTTTTGTGTTTGATTACATAAAACTTTTACTAAATCTTCAGTGAGTGGGTGATACTTCATATCACTTACTGGTTTCATGAGTGCTCCCTTATGGTTTTAGTAAGCCTTCAGCAATGAGTTTGTCCTTTTGGGAACACAGTGCGAAACCCGCACAATAAGCACACGCTTTAGCTTCACTCTTTACTTCAATGACAACTCCTTTACCTTGTTTGCTCTTATAAGCAGCAGCTTCACTGGCCGAGGTAAAGTTTTTTGTACTACGCCCAGAAGTTTTAGCCGGGTCGGCATAATACTTATAAGCAGGCTCAGACATCCAGAGGTCTTTAGTAGTACACAAAGGTAATTCACTTTCTGGTTTGTCTTTATACGCATCAATTTCTCGAATACGAGAACGCACATATAATTCAGTTTCCTGAAGAGTTAGTAGTGCAAATCGTTGTGTGTAAGCGTCTACTGGGGGATAGATATCAGGACGCTGCATCTGTTCAAATTTCTTCCAATCAGTGAATAAATAATTGATTGCCATGAAGTCATCAAAGATACGATCAGGGTTAATCCAACGATAAATACTACCTTGTAGTACATAGTCTTCATCTTTGGTTTTATTAGTGTAAGTGAATGTTCCGGTACTCTTGTTATCCTGTACCTGTCCATCACAAATAAGGTCATACTTGCCGCTAATAATATACCCGTCAATTTCTCTTTGATTACGTTGTTCTACATGAATAACCAAAGCGTCTTCAGATATTTCACTTTCTGGATTAACTACGATTCGATCACGAATTCGTTTTGGAGTACCTAAAGCTTTTAATGCTTTCTCCCGTTTACTTGGATCAAGCAGAATGTCTTCAATGGCGTTATGAATAGCTCGCCCAATAGCACTTGCAGTGCGCGAGGTAACATCAGCAATTTCAGGTGATTCACTTTGTGCTACACGATTACGTAAAATCAATTGACGAGTGGGTTTAAGTAGGTCAGTTACTGATAACTGGTTTTCTTGTTTTACCTGTAAATCATAGTCGTCATAAGCCAAGAACATTGCTAAAGGCAATGCCAGATTATGTTTATTTGAAAGCATAACTTCTCCGGTTATAAATGAGTTAAATCAAGGCGGGGTTTACGTTTACCTTTGGGGGTAAATAATGGGATTTCCCACCCACATTGGTGAGCTATTACATCGGCGGCATTAAAGGATTTTTTGTTAGTTTTCTCTCTGAGAATTGAGAGATTCTGTATAGGCACCCAGAATGCTTTATTTTTATTTCTAAATAAAACTAAGACACCACAAGAGGCTTGTATGATGGAACGCTCCTGATGCTGCTCATGCTTCTTCAGGAGGTCTTTTTCTTGGGTGATATCTGCAAAGGTTAATGAGCTATCACGATTCTTTGCTTCAATGAAAGCTAAACCAGTTTCAGGACCATATACGATAAAGTCGGCAACGTTCTTTGAAGTGAAGCGTCTTTGCTCTGATTTATCTCCAACAAACCCAGCATCTTTAAAACGTTCACAGCCGAGATTTAACTCGGCTGCTGATTCTTTGATGAGGTCTTGTAAATATTTTCCTGTACGGTTGCTCTCATTCATTTAATGGAAACCATCTGGTAGAGTGTTCCATTTAGTGTAAACGGCTTACCTGTAAAGCCAAGCATGAATTGATCAATGTACTCGGCAATATCTTGAATATCTTCTAGATCTGTAGCACGAATACCATGATGAATACTTTCCTTTACTACCCCTTGAAAGGTTTGGTAATACCCAATATTACTCCAAACCTCAGTACCCGGATTTTTTGCTTCAGCACCTTGAATGGTTCTCTTTTGAAGAATGTATTGCTTTGAATCTGAGATAATTTTGAAATTATCATTAATTTGTAATTCCATCTTTTGGCTCCAGCATGTCGTATTGTAATGCAGCTTGTTGTTCTTTCAGATCTTCTTCAAGCCAAGTATATAACTCTTCTATAGCCTCTTTTTGCATCAGTGGTAATAGATCTACCCCTTGCAGTAAAACATGGTAAATAGTGAGATCTTCCCCAATTTCATAATAAACAGTAACTGGTTTGGATTCTCCAAACAGCTCTAGTGTTATTGAAGCGTGTTGAAAGGTCTCAGCTCGTTCAGCAATGATTTCTGTGATCGCTTTATGAATAATGGTCAGATTCATAATTTCAGCACTGCTTCGTACATGCCCCATGGGTTTGTTTACCAAAGTAGCCCCAAGACGCTTATTTTCATCTGCAGCAGCAAAGGTAAGCGAATGGGCAAACTGTGTTTGATTGACTGCCATATTAGGCTCCAGAATGCTTTAAAATGATTTGGTTGGTTTTGTCTAAGGTCGCTATACAGAATTCAGCATCGGTGAAATCTGTAGGTGTCATTGATAATAGACAAGCTTTGAGATCTTTAACCAGACTGAGTAATTCAGCGTGTTCTCTCTCAAATGCCAATATCAGTGCGGAATCAGCACCATTATCCTGTTTGGCAAGCCATGCTGCAATTTCCTGAACTTGAGTACGCTTATCAGTAATACCTACTCGTTTATTCCATTCATCATCTTCTTTATCAAGCTCCTCATTTATGAAGTGGCTTATTCTCATTCTTAATATCCTTTTTATTTAATCCGTAATAGTTAACCTTGCTCTGATATCCTTTTGCAGCTTCTCAAGTATCGATTTGAGTTTGTTGAACGACCCTCCAGAGAGTCGTTGCAGCATGATTTGGTGGCGCGTTGATGCGTCTATCAAGTATTCGTTAGCTGACATTAAAGGCCTCTGCCGTTAAT